CCTTATAGCAAACTTGTTATAATGCAGACACTATAAGCATATAACAAAACAAGTATTTTACAACAGCCATACATAATATTATAATAAAGATGTTCCAGGCGAAAGCCTAACCGATACAGCCCCAAGGGCAGGAGGGTAATATGAAAAATTATGATGTGAGATACTGGATCAAGGCTAATAGGGCCGAAGTTGAATATTCCATGATCGTATTTGCGAAAGATGCGAAAGAGGCTTGCAGGATCTGCAAGGAACGAGTAAAAGAAAACTGTGGTCGAAATGCATTCCGGCCAGCAGCTAAAAGAGTGGAGGTGTAAATATGAGCAGCACAGAACTTAAAGTAATCCGCGCAGCGCTCCGCAGCACTCGCGATCTGATCCAAACGCTTAACGATGGCCGGGAGATGCCCTGCCAGCTTGCTAAGATATACTTCGAGCTGAATGGCGATGCTATCATCCTATCCGACATGATCGAGGAGGGCTAAAATGAAATATTTCGTTAATATTCTTGATGAATACGGTTTTATTCCTGTTTCATATTGCGAATCATATTCGGAAGCGCTTCTAAAGGTTTTAGAGGTTCGCAGGTGGTATAAACCTCGTATGCATTGGCATCCTAAAGGAATCCGCATCGAGATTAGGAGGGTTTCTAATGACTAAAGAACGCAGGCGAATTCAATATCAAATCTGCGAAGCCCTCAAGGCCGCAGACTATGACAAGGCCCGGTTATATATTCATCTGCTGGGCCTGTACGATGAAGCCAATAAGGCCCTTCCGGCCTAAATTTATAGGAGGTATTCAAATGGCAATCAAGAAACAAGGCAAAAAGCAGCCTGAAAAGGTGAATTACTGGAACAGTAATTTGAACGGCAAGATGCGCGTTTACGCACAGGAGGTGAATTACAAGAAGAATGGAAAACAGCAATCTTTCTTGAAATTCTCCACTTCTTTGGGGGTGAAGAATGAGGATGGAGAATGGTTCAATCTCTATTTCAATGTCCGCTTTATGAAAGGTGATGCCCCGGAAGTCGATGGCGGCGCGATTTTTGAAATTGAAATTACAAAGGCATTTCTGACCTTCGAGATCTACCAAACCAAGGATGACGAGGAGATCAAGACACCTGTTATTGTAGTCCAGGAATGGGCCGATCCTGACAGCGACAATGATGTTCTGTTCTAATTTACATTGGGAGTCTAACGGCTCCCATCTCTTTAGGAGGTGTTTTAATGGGCTTATATTTGCCCAATGGCTATGTTGATATTCGATGGATTCTTGCACAAGGCCTTCCGTTCAACTTCCTTGTTGGTGGGCGCGGAACCGGTAAGACCTACGGGGCACTGAAAGTTGTGGTCGAGGATAACATCAAGTTCATGCTGACGCGCCGCACCCAGGCGCAGATAGATATTGTCACAAAGAACGAGTTCAGCCCATTCAAGCCTATTAACCGGGATCTGGGTATAGATATTACCGCGGCGAAGATAACCAAGTACAATACCGGCTTTTACGCGGATGATAGTGGGGATCCCATCGGTTACGCTTCGGCACTTTCCACAATGTCCAATTTGCGCGGCTTTGACGCATCAGATGTGCAGCTGTGGATTTTCGATGAATTCATACCAGAGCGGCACGAGCGGCCCATCAAGAATGAGGGTGCAGCTTTCCTGAATGCTTATGAGACAATGAACCGCAATCGCGAATTGCAGGGTTACAAGCCCATCCAAACGCTATGTTTGGCAAACGCCAACGATCTGGGAAACCCCATATTTATGGAATTGGGACTTGTCAGCAGGGCCATGAGGATGCAGCAGACCGGAAAGAATATGTCTCTGCTGCGTGATCGCGGTATTGGGATATACATTCTAAGTGATAGCCACATAAGCGCGCAGAAAGCAAATACGGCGCTTTACAAGGCCACAGCAAAGGATAGCCGCTTTAATGAGATGGCGTTAAATAATGCTTTCCGCGAGGACGATGCGGCTCACATTCAATCCAAGCCGCTCAGGGAGTATATTTCTATTGTGAAAGTTGGCGAAGTTTGTATTTATTCGCACAAGAGCGACGGAACATTGTATGCCACATTTCACACATCCGGCAGTCCGGAAACTTACACAGGAGACGATATCGATATTAAGCGCTTTCGCCTTAAATATGGCTGGATCCTGCGGAAGCACCTAAGTGGGGAATTATACTGCGAGGATTATCTTGTCAAAGAATACTTGACAAAGAAAATAATCGCGCTATAATGAACATAGAGACCCCAAGGGCTATGCACAAGGCCGGAAGCCTGCCCATTCCGCCGTGCAGCGGACTGAATGGGGTCTCTATTCTTAATTTAAGGAGGTGTATTCATGGATGTAACCGCAATCGTTCAGATCGTCAGCAACCTGGGAGTTCCTGTTGCGTGTCTGGTGGCCATGTTCTGGATGCTTAACAAAGAGCGTGAAGATCACAAACTGGAATCTGAAAAATTCGTAGAAGCCATTAACAACAATACTGTTGTTATGACGAAGCTGGTGGAGAGGATGGAACCGAAATGATAAACTACTATATCACTCACCACACCAAGCACGAAATCCTAAGCATTCCTGCAAATCAGATTCCCATTAAGCCTGTCGGAATTTTGGTACATAGCACTGGGGCAGCAAATCCCAATTTGCGGCGCTATGTAGACGCTCCGGATCTCCTGGGCGAAAACAAGTACGGGAATCACTGGAACCAACCCGGAATTAAGAAAAGCCCACATCTTTTTGTTGGGCTGGATAAATCGGGCCACATGGCCACTTGTGAAGTGCTGCCGCTTAATATCGCCTGTTGGGGATGCGGAGCCGGAAAGAAAGGATCCTACAATTATCCACCTACGGCATATATCCAGATTGAATTCTGCGAGAGTGATATGACGGACGCACAGTATTTCCATACCGGGTATGCTTATCTGGTTGAGCTGGTCGCAGATCTTTGCCACAAGTATGGTTTTGCTGTAGACAAGATCACCTCCCACAAGGAAGCATCGGCGGTGGGTTACGCCTCAAACCACGGGGATCCGGAATCCTATTTCTTTGGTTTCGGGGAAAACATGGACAAATTCAGATCGAGAGTTGCGGCAAAGCTGGCCGAAAAGACCGATATTATATATCGCGTCCAGGTGGGGGCTTTCCGCTCCAAAGAAAACGCGCAAAAGATGGCCGCTGAGCTGTCCGCCATCGGCTATCCGGTAATTATTAAGGAGGGCAAAATCAATGAACTATGAGGATATCATTTTGCTGGTGAAAGCCGGTTACACAAAAGATCAGATTGCGGCAATGCAGGCCCCCGCGCCGGGGCCGCAGGAACCGCCGAAGCTGGCAGAACCCCCAGCACCACCCGCGCAGGCAGATCCCCCGGCACCGCCTAAGCCGCAGGGCCTGGAGGATCTCTCTCAAATGCTGTCCGCAGAGTTTGCAAAGCTGAACGATGCTATCGTAAAGGCAAACTTGCAGCAGGCCCAGCAGCCGCCCCAGGAATCTGTTGATGATATCCTGGCATCCATTATCAATCCGCCGCAGAAAACTGGCGGCACACCATTTTCTTTTAAGGAGGTTAAATCCTAATGGCCAATGATCTTACTTTTACCCAGGCATCGGCGATTCTGAACGAGATTCAGAGCCAGGCCACCGGCGCTTCCACCATCGCGGCAGTAGACAGCGCAAGCTTTATCACTTCCGCGCAGACTGCGCTTAAAACCGGCTACGATCCGCTGATGAAAGCCATTTCCCAGGTGCTTTCCCGCACCATTTTTTCTGTCCGTCCTTATCGCCGGAAATTTAACGGCATCATGGTGGATCAGATCACCTTTGGCAATCGTGTTCGCAAGCTGTCCATTGCTGACAGCGATCTGGTGAACGATGACCGTCATCAGTACCCGGTCGCACACACCACCGGCAAAACCCCTCCTAACGGTGACGGTCTGGCTGTTGATCAGCAGATCCAGCGCAAGCCTAAGATCCTTGAAACCAACTTCTACGGTGCGAATGTCTATGAAGATTATTACACCATCTATAAGGATCAGCTGGATTGTGCCTTCACTACTCCGGACGAGTTCAGCCGCTTCATCACAATGGTAACTCAGAATGTCACCGACAAGCTGGAGCAGGTGCGTGAAAACATCGCTCGCGCAACCATTGCAAACCACATCGGAGCAATCTGCAATGAAGCGCAGAACGGCCGTGTGGTGCATCTTCTGACCGAGTATAAGACCCTTACCGGTCTAAAGGATCTCACGGCCCAAAGCGTCTATCAGCCTGCGAACTTCAAACCGTTCATGCAGTGGGTGTTCGCGCGGATTTCTTCCATTTCGGCCATGATGACCGAGCGCAGCGAGATGTTCCAGACAGTTGTGAACGAAATGCACATTCTGCGTCATACTCCTCTGGATCGTCAGAAAGTTTATCTGTATGCACCGGCCAGATTCCAGACCGAGACTATGGCCATCGCGGATACCTACCACGATAACTTCCTCCGCTTCGCGGATAATGAAACGGTAAACTTCTGGCAGAGCATCGAAACCCCCGACAGCATCAGCGTGAAGCCTGTCTACATCGGCACTGATGGCGCTCTGGTTACTCCTGATACCGCTGTGGAGCAGGCCGGAATCTTCGGCATCATCTTTGATGAGGAAGCTCTCGGCTACACCACCATGCAGCAGTGGGCCAATCCTGCGCCATTCAATGCCCGCGGCGGTTATACCACCATGTGGATCCACGAGACGCAGCGCAGCTGGTCTGACCTGACCGAAAAGGCAGTTGTACTGCTGCTTGACTAACCAATAAGGAGGTGCGGGCATGGCACTAACCGTAAAATTTTACAGCGTCTCCAAAGCTGTCAACAGCACCGCACTGCCGACCGGGGAGCCTATGGCAGAATATGAATGCCGTATGCTGGATGCGTGCAGCATCCTGCGGCCTGTGATCCTGCTTAATGTAGGGCCGCAGGCCAACCCCACCGGGGCAAACTATGCGTACATCTCGGAGTACAACCGTTACTATTGGGTGTCAGATTGGACGGTCAATCGCGGTCAGTGGGCCGCAACCCTTACTATTGATCCCCTGGCCAGTTGGAAAACGGAGATTGGGGACACCTATCAATATGTGTTGAGGTCCGCAAGCGCGAGCAATCCAACCGTACAAGATAGCATGTACCCTGCTACGAGCGCTTCAACATGGGGCAGCGCCGTTGCTGCTGAAAATCCATTTGCGCACGAATTGGGATCCGGGGAATATGTTCTGGGAGTTGTCGGAAGATCTGGGACGATGGGCGCGGTCAGCTATTACATTATGACCCCAGCACAATTTGACGCATTCGGTAAAAAGCTGTATGGGGACACTTCAATATATGGTGTTACGGAGAGTGAAATTTCAGCGTTCAAAACACAGTTTAATCCCCTCCAATACATTGTGTATTGTCAATGGTTCCCTTTTACCATTTCAAAAGGAGTTGCACAGCAATATATAGATTTTGGTTGGTGGCAGCTTGAAACCCCCTGTTATAAGATTCCTGCGAACCCGATTTACATCGTCAATACCGAATTTGCACTGCCGAACCACCCGCAGCTGTCGAGGGGGACATATCTGAACAAGTCCCCATTTTCCCGATATGATTTGATCTATGGAACCTTCGGAAAGGTGCCGCTCGATGCTTCTGGACTTCCTGACACTTCAGATCGGACTGTCAACGCTAATATGCAGGTTGATTTAATTACTGGATATGCCATATTGACTGTGACATCACCCGGAGGTGGATCTCTGGCATATGCGAGCGGGAAAATCGGTGTTGATATTTCTCTGGCGCAGATTGCGGTTGATTATAAGGGTGCCGCTGTGCAAGCGATTCAGACCGTAGGCGCTGCCATTGCTTCAAGTGGAGCTTCCTTGCTTACAGGCGGGGTATCCGGAATCAGCAACGCGATAGATAGTCTGATTCCGCAGATGCGCACAAGCGGATCGAATGGGTCAATAGCTGACTATTACATCATTCCGAGGATCGTTTGCCAATTCATAACCATCGCAGCCGAAGATAATGACCGTCTGGGCCGACCTCTCTGCGCAAGACGGAAAATCAACACGCTTTCCGGCTATCTGCAAACGGTGGACACTGAATTGCAGATCCCCGCCACTTCCGGCGAAATCGACATGATTAAATCTTACATGGAAGGAGGAATGCATTTTGATTAATGGCGCGCCCTATTATTACAATTACATCAACGCAGAAACTTCCCAGGTTACGCCCTCCACCGTCCATGTAAAGGATAGCGGCCTATGCAGATATTTCACAAAATATCTGCTTCAAAAGGCTATGAGCGTGTTTGAATGGGATCTGCCGGAGACCTGGAATAAGGATTATTTCCTGTATGTGCTGTACTGCTGGGGGTATGTCGTGGTTGTCAATACCGATAAATTCGGGGTAATCCCGCAGGGCTGCGGCCTAAAGGGCTACGATGTGTTCTACGCCCCCACAAATGCGGTGATAGCAAATCCCTTGTTGTCCGGCATTCTGGAGCCGCGTATAGGCACCCAGTGCGAGCTGCTAAAGCTCCAGCCAGACTTCTCCGGTATTCTAGATCTTGTGGGGCACTATGCGGAGCAGATGGCGCTGGCGAGCCAATCCGTTTCTGTCAATCTTCTGAATAGCAAACTATCCTATGTGTTTACTGCGAAAACAAAGGCTCTGGCGGAATCTCTCAAGAAAATGTATGACCAGATCGCCAGCGGAGAGCCTGCCGTTGTCATTGATTCCCGGCTTAAAAACGCTGCCGATGGGGAGGAAACTTGGAAATCCTTCGAGCAGAATGTTGGCGGCAATTATATCGTTACAAACCTGCTGGCAGATCTTCGGAAGATTGAAGCAATGTTCGATACCGAAATTGGGATCCCCAATGCAAACACTGACAAGCGCGAGCGCCTAATACAGGACGAGGTAAACGCGAACAATATCGAAACCTATTCCAAATGCGCCATGTGGCTGGAAAATCTGCAAGACGCCTGCAAGAGGGTTAACGATATGTTCGGACTGTCGATAGCGGTGCGCTGGCGCGAAATTCCGGAGATGGGAGGTGCTTCTAATGAGGGCAACATTGAGCCTGTTGGGGCTGTATAGTTTCCGCGGGGATATTCTGGACGATCTCAAGCTGCCGGATGGCATTAATAGGGATGATTTTATCGAAATACTCCTGTTTGACACTGCCGAATTGGAGCTGCTGGCACCCAATCCGGATATCATGAAGCAGCTTTTGGGCCGGTGGTCGAATGTGCGCGTAAATGCCTGGTCGAAGATGTTGGACACGGAAACGGTTGAATATAATCCGATTCACAACTATGACCGGCAGGAAGATTGGGTGGATGATGGCGCTGGAAGCGTAAAAAATTCCGGGAGCAACATCACCGATCTTTCCGTAGCAGGGTTTAATGAAGCGGATATGGCTGACAGAGAACGAACAGTTCAAACCGCTGGAACCGGAACCGCCACTACCACGCAGAGCAGACACACCGCGAGGATATCCGGCAATATCGGCGTGACAACTACCCAACAGATGTTGGAGAGCGAACGCGAAAGCCGGAAATATTCGACCGTGTACGAGATCATAGGCGAATTCAAAGAAAGATTCTGCCTGTTAGTTTATTGATGGAGGTGATACAATGGCATTTGAACAGTTCCCCTATACCAATTTCCACGATGCCAATCTTGATTGGATGCTAAAAGAGGTCAAGAGGGTTTCGGAAGCGGTGGACAAGTGGAGCACCGAAGTGCTGGACGCGGCTAAAGCCTACACGGATGAAAAGATCGCGGCCGAAGCGGAACGCTCCAATCAAGCTAATCTTGAACTGAAACAATCTGTTGAAACCGCAATCCGCGATTTTCAGAATGTGGTCAATGGCGCGCTCACAGGATTCCAGGAGCAGCTGAAACAGCAGGACGCGGAAATTGACGCGAATCTGGTGGCCGCGAGAGGTTACACCAATGCGCAGATCGCACAGAATAATGAATTTCTGATGGAGGAGATCTCCAAGGGCCTGATTGATCTAAAGGTGCTGAACCTGTTTACCGGCAATTATGTGACAGTGCAGGAGATGTTCGATTATCTGTCCGCGTTCCATCTCACCGGCGCGATCAGCGTGGCACAGCTCGGCAACGCGCAGCGCACCGTTACCACTGTTGTGGGCTACAAGGCAACCTGTACCGATATTGTGGTCAAGGGCTATCAGATCTTCTATCCCAATTAAGGAGGTAAATTAAATGAATCCCATCACCTTTGACGAATGGGGAGCGCAGGAAGTAAATCTTCTGTGGGCCACCGAAAACGGCGGAAACGCTTCCCAGGTGATAAACTTCCTGGAGCAGAACCAGTTCACCTATGAAGCTGCCAAAGAAAGCGGAAACGCCCGCTGGACATTCATTATCACCACCAGCAATCAAAAAGCGTCGGAGATCATCTCCCGGCTGAAACAGTTTTAAGGAGGTAGTGAAACATGACTAATACCACCAATTTCAACCTCATTGAATATGAGGGCAGCGACCTTTTCAATCCCCTTTCCGTTGAGAATGTGAATATGCAGCGCGTTGATACCGCTCTGAAGCAGGTGCAGGTACTCGGTGTCGGAAATGCCACCGAAGTGGTTAGCGGCACTGTACACGCCCTCACCAGACAGCAGCCGGATAATAAGGTTATCACTTTTAAGGCAACCGGCAAGTGGAAAGCTGGGGACACCATGACCATTGACGGGACGCAGGTCTCCGTGCTGACCCCTGGCGGAACAACTCCCCCGGATGGCGCGTGGATCATCGGATCCAGCGTGCTTGGCATCCTGGTTGATACTCTGCTGACCGTCTTTGTCGCAGGCGCCGCGGATTCCGGCCCTATTGATGCTGACACTCTGGAAGGTCATAAAGCGGACTATTTCGCCACCGCTGAGCAGCTCGCGACCAAGGCCGATAAATCGACCGGCTCCAGCGTGCAGCTGACCGTGGCCGGCTGGACTGTCTCCGGGGAAGGATATCAGCAGATCGCAACCGTGGCACAGGTGAACGCAAATACCAATCTTGTGATCTCCCCCAGCCCGAACAGCTTTGATGCTGCCGTGGCTGCACAGATCAGAGCGACCGCACAGGCGCAGAACCAGGTGACATTCTACGCCACCAGTATTCCGGAGCAGAGCGTTTACATGAACATCATCAGGCTAGGGTGAGGAGGTGCGCACATGATTGTTGATACTGCATACCCCTTTATGGGGAAGAAAGGCCCCACAGTTAACCCGAACATTTGGGAAAATGGTGTAGTAAATTACCCATATGTATTATCGGGTGCTGGCGCACAGTGGGTTCCAAATCTCAATCGCTTCACCATTAGTTCTCCTAACGATGTAAAATTCACGCTCCCGCTGAAAAAATTTACAAAAATTCGATTTAGTGTGGCGGCAAACGATGGAGATGGCCTTTTACAAATTTATATAAAAAGTGATACAACCACCCGCCAGGAATTCAATGTGGGGCGTTCGCAAAAAACTATTGAGTACAACATACCCGAACAGTATCAATCTGATAATACCGAAATCACATTTAGGGCTGCCCGATTTACTATCTATGTATATTCCGGCGTGATGGTAGAATAAAAAAACACCCTCCCCACTTCGGGGAGGGTTTCTTTTACTCTATCGCAAGTCTATCAAGCAGCCGCTCATAGTCTCCGGCAAGGCCCAGCGTGTATTCGCCCTGCACCAGGCATACATTGCGGGTGATATCCAGCCGGTGGCCGTCTATCGTGACTTCCTTTATCTCCGGATCATCATTATAAACGGCATCAAGGCCGCCACCCTCCCGGAAGATAAACCCCGGCTTGAATTTGGAAATACCGCCAGCCCTGCGTAATTCGGCCGCTCCGGCCTTTTTACCTACTCCGGCAATGGTTATCTGTAAATTGCCCTCCGCGTCCTCACAGCAGTATTTTTTGGCCCCCAGCGTGGAGAATTTCGCGTATTCGCCCTCATACTCAAAGACGCCCATGTAGTGGGCCTTTCCTTTTTTGTCGATGGCATAGGCCCCATGGGCTTTGCTCTGCGCTTCCCGGATGGTGTTATATTCGCTCCAGTCTATTTCGCCGAGGTATTTCACGCTATCTGTATCAGCGTAGACAAAGCGGCTTCCAGCAAGCCTTATTCCCTCCTCAAGCCGCAGCCGCGCCCATGCAGTACACCAAACGCCCCATGCATAGTTGAAGAATGCCTTTTTGTTTTGCGCTTCCAGCTTCTCTTTATAGTCCTCCTCCAGGATGCTGAATTCCCCCTGCTTGAACTGCGTTTCCGGTTTGATGGGATTCTGTGCGCTCATGCCATACAGGGAATTGAGCTTGTTTTTGCTTTTCATGTATAGCATCTGGTCAAAAAGATCCTCCGAGCCTTTCAGCTCGGTTTTAAGCCGGTAATACTTGTTGACCAGCTCCACGAATTTCCGGGGAAGATATCCATATCTGCTGTGCGCGCTGTCTATAATGGTCATACTGTCGAAATCGTATTCGTCAGCGATGATCTTCAAGTCGATATCCGTGATGGTAGTTTCCAGATAGTCAGCGGATAAAATGCGGCCATTGTCCGGCTCGTGATTTTTGATATTCCTGCACTTGCTGATAGAAAGATACGGAGACCCCCAAAATTCATCGTGTAGGCGCACATTGAATAAAGCGACACGCATTACCACCGCGCGACCTCTGCGGTCTATGAGGTCAAATAATTGGTCTGTGGTAATGTTTCCGGAACGGAACCATCGCGACATTGGATACTTGCAGTTTACCTGCACATCCGGATAGCTGCTGGATCGGTCGGCGCTTTTCACATTCTCCATAATCAGCCCGGCATAGTATCTGTTTGCGTGGGTGTTTCCTCCCCGGAACGCTTCCTGGAGCATCTCGAACACCTCATAATCAGGCAGGATATCCTGCACTATGAAATGCTTCACGCCCTTTAGAACTGCTTTCGCGTCCCTGCGCACATAGCCGGTGGAGGTCAGAGGGATGGAATACAAATTATCTCCGTCATGCTTCATTTCGATTTTAAGGGCCTCTACAAGGCCCTGTACATCGTTTATGCAGTATTGCAGTTCATCATCTGTTAGAGGTGTCCAAGGCCCTCTGAATTGATTGTAGTCGAAATCGTGAAGCTTTGCGTGCTCCACTCCCATTTTGCGCGTGAATTCATCCAATGACATGTTACTGTGCAGGTAGGAGCAGCGGAATTCCAGACAGCCGAACATGTCACATTTGAGGATCTTCCGGCTTTCGATGCAGAATACTTCTTCCGGCTGAAATTCATAGATACCCGCCAAAAACTGAAATTCAAAGGATAGATTATGCACATACACCACAATATATTGATCCTCTTTGCACTGTGCTTTGAGCCGGTAGCAAAGATCCTGGAATTCTTCCCAGGTGCGGCCAATGACAGTGAAATCCCCGATCTGCCATTGCCAAATATACATGACAGCCTGCTGCTTTCCCGGAATCGTGGAAGTTTCAATATCAAAGGCCGTTACCTCGTCCCGATATCTGCGCTTTGCGCGAGTGCCGGGATTCCCCCGCTGCTTCTTCTGCATTCGCCGCAGGCCGGTTAGCTTCATATATTCATGGTCAAAATCATCTGCCCTAATGATCATGCCTTAATCCTCCTCAACCCAAACGCCGCGCTTTTTCAGCTGCTTTCTGTACCATGCCGCAGTACGGCCTGGATTTTCTTCTACAACTTGCGTAAATGCGTCCAGGTTATCCATATATTCATCAAACATGCGCTTAATTGCTCTCGTGGTAAATCCACCTTTGGTGACGGTTTTATAAAGCTGGCTAACCGTATCTGAATCATAAAGCCTTTCGGAGTAGCTGGCTCGCACCCATTCCATGAAGCGCCCAAAATCCTGCAAGTTCCCCTCGTTTACAAACTCGTAACCGTGCCGCGCGAGGGTTTCGAGCTTCTTAGCCTCGTTGCGCTCGATTCCCGAAATGGTGGAAAGCGGGTTCTCCAAAAGCATTGCAGTTTCCCCAATTCGATAGCGGAGTTCTGCTTCTGTCCGTATCTCCGAGATCTTCGGGATCTTCTTCGCGCCCTGCCGAATGACAAGATTCTGGCCATATCCCGCTTTCTGCGCTCTCTTGATACGCTTATTTGCAATATCGCGCAGCTCTGTATAGAGCTTCCGGAGCTGCTGTGCGGAAATATCAGTGTTCTCAAGCGCGTAAGGGGTGAGCGACTCGCGCCCACCCTGTAAACCGTACTTTGCGATTAACTTATCGACCGAGAATTTAGGCATTATCACTCATCCTTTCGTCCATCTTTGCGCCGCAGAATGGGCAGAATGGCGATAAACATTCATAGTCCTGATATGTTAAACACTTTCGCCCACACTCGCTACAAAATGGGTATTCGTATTCGTTAGACCGGATCCATCGTGCCATGATCACACCTCCCGCAACTCGCACTTTGCTTCAAGAAGTAGCGAGTATACACCGAGATAGTCACCATCCGGATCTATTTCCTCGATAAGTTGAAGTATTTTAGTTATCTCCGTTGTTATGATTTTTGATTTTAGCGTCATGTTATACCCTCCTGGCTTTTATTTATGCAATTTCAAACCAATTGCCGAACTTCGACATGAAATGCTTTGCGCTGTGGTTTGTCTCTGCTGCCGCCCACTTCGTGGATCGCTTTTCCATAATCGCTGTATAAGTCTGAGCTTTAATATCGCTCTCAACCTTTTCGATCTTGCCGCTCTTTTCCATGATTCTGATGAGGTACATCTTTTCCGGATCGTGGATTGCATCAGCTTCAATAATCGCCTCGGCCATGGTCTTTGCGTTCAGTGCGCGGTATTCGGATGTCATTGGCTTGTAAGATGCGCTGTAATCGATGTAAAGAATGTATTTCATATTACCCACCTGCCCATGGGGCTGTAATTGGTTAGGCTTTCGCCTG